GGTTTCTATTGAGAAGATTTTATCTTCAGCTAAGAAAAGTGAGTCAACAATCATATCATCCAAGTCAACGTCAAAGGTTACTACCGAAACCGATAATTTAGTCAAGTCACAAAGAAAGCTAGCCCAGGAACAAGAAAAAGCAGCCAAGATTGCTAAGGTTTTGTGGCTTTCTGAAAATGAAGTCGCGGAGTCTCAAAAGAGAGCATCTAAAGAGGGTAAGAACTTTGGAACTGTCGTCAGTGAGCTTGATAAGAAGATGGCAGCGGCAGCGAATTCAGCGACTGCGTATAGTAATGCTCAAAAACAAAGCAACAAAGAATCAACCACAGCGGTAGCTACATACAAGGCTGAAGCGGGAAGTCTTCAAGATTTAACTACACGCCGAACCAATTTACAGAATTCAGTTAAGAGCTACCGTAAGGATCAGGAGGAGGACAACCGATTACTTCGTACAGGAATAATAAACCGTGCTGAATTCAACAAGCGTATAGCCGACTCCGATGCTGCGATATCAAAAAGTAAACTTGGTATTCAGCAGTTAAACTATGCGATCAAAAATCACATTCTGACCAACACGAAGCTTGGTGGAGAGTATAAGAAGCTTACGATTCAACTTGAGCAAGCCAGGGTAAAGTATAAAAACCTTGCGGCCAGTGGGACGGCAAGCACTCAGGCATTACGATCTCAGTTGCAGGTGTTTGAGTCTCTCAATAAGAAAGTAACCACGATCGATAAATCGGTAGGGCAATTTCAGCGTAATGTTGGGAACTACCCCAGGATTTTTGGGGCCGCTACGCAATCATTAACAAGTTTCTTGTCGGCTTTCGGGATAGTTACTGGTATTGCATTATTCGCCAGGATGATTAAGGAGGTTATTGGATTGAATGTCGAATTCGAACATTCCAATAGTCGTTTGGCCGCAATACTTGGAAAGACAAAATCAGAGATATCAGATTTACGTGAGCAACAAATTAAGCTCGGTGAAACAACATTATTCACAGCCAATCAGTATGCGACCCTTCAGATAGAACTTGCAAAGTTAGGGTTTCCGACCGATGATATTGATGATATGACGGAATCCACTGCCAATGCGGCGATTGCCATGGGTAGTGAATTGGCACCACAAGCGGAATTAACAGGTTCTACGTTGAGGGCTTATGGGTTAGAGGCTAAGGATGTTAATATGGTCAATGATCAGTTATCGAAGTCGACTACTTTAACAGCGTTGGATTTTGAGAAGCTAGGAACCGCACTGCCTTATGTTGGAGCCTCAGCGCACCGGCTCGGTTTCAATCTAAGGGACACGTTGGCATTAATGGGTCGGTTGGCAAATACCGGTCTTCGTGCTACTACAATCGGAACCTCACTAAGAAGTATATTTCTAAAACTGGCAGATTCCGGAAGTGAATTAAGCAAGCGATTCAAAGAACCGGTGAGGGATCTTCCTTCATTGTTGAAGGGCTTGAAAGATCTTCGTGATCGTGGAGTAGATCTTGGAGAGGCATTGGAACTAACGGATGTAAGATCCGTAACGGCTTTTTCGTCACTAATTGATGGTGCTGACGCGGTTGAGAAGGTATCTGAAGCCTTGGACGATGCCACAGGGTTCACTAAAGAGCTTGCCGACACGGTTACGGACAACCTGAGGGGTGATTTCATATTACTTACCTCAGCGGCTCAGGGTCTCTCACGTGAGATAGGAGAGAGTCTTGATGGGGCATTGAGGAAGATTGTACGCGGGTTGACATCTTTCCTTTTGGCATTGAAGGAAATTCCGAGCTTTTTGAGGGAAAACAGGGGGTTAATACTTGCTCTAGCTATTGCCTTGATTGGGTTTAATGTGGCGGCAATAAAAGCAGCCGGATCGGCAATTCTTTTTGAATTGAATCTAAAACGTATGGTAATCGCCGAGAAGGTAGCAAATTTGAGCACCAAGGCACTATGGGCGACACTAGCGGCTAATCCTATCGGTTTGGTTATCGTGGCTTTAGGGGCGCTGGTTGCGGCCGTGAGCCTATATGACAGATATTCAGCGAGGGCTAATAAGGTATCCGAGGAGCGCAACAGTCTGTTTAAGGGTATTGCGAATCAAACCGAGAATGTTACTAAGGCTCAAAAATCCCTGAACTACACAACTGAGGAGTGGTTAAAAATGTCAGAGTCTCAGAAGAGAGCGGCAGCGGAGCAGATCGAGTTCACGATCAATCACACGAAAGCCATGCTCACCAGGCTGAAAGTGCAAAAGATACAACTGGAGGAGAGCGCGAAAGAATTGACATTGTGGCAAAAAATCAAGGTAAATGCTCTTGGCGCTTTCTCGGTGTGGTTAGGGGCGGATGCCAGGAATGCGGTTATGGCAATTAAAGAACAGCAGTATGGTTCTGAGAATGCGGCTGAGGCAACTGAGGGTTATGAGGATGCTGTTAAAAAACTGGAAGATGAAATTGACGGATTAACTCACTTGCTTGATGATAACACAAGAGCTCAAAAGGAACATCAAGAACAATTAAGTGAAGAGGAAAAGAAACGATTGATTGAGGCAAAAAAAGCTCAATTAGAACTTGATAAATTTCGTCTTGAGCAGCAATTAAAAACCCTGCAAAAAATACAGGACAACGAAAACAACGCCCTAGAAACAAGGTTAGCGGCTTCACGTAGTGCTGAAAAAGTGCGTCGAGATATTGCGCTTGTTGAGAATCAGTACGAGAAACTTGGTAAAATTAAAGGTGCGGCAGAGCTTGTGAAAATTGACGAAGAGTACCAAGCTAAACTTAGTGAGAGTGCTGAGAATGGGGCCAATGATCGCAATGAAATAAACCGGAAGGCACTAGAGAAACAAATTAAGGACGCTGAAGATGCCGCTAAATTAATCACAGAGCGGATATTATTCGAGGAGAAGCTTCGCGCCGATGGATCTATTGCTATTATTCAGAATGAAGTTATTGCGGGTAATCGTACACGTAAAAGTGCTGAAATTGAAATAGCTAAGATCAAGAAAAAATCCGGTCAGAATCTATTACGTATTTCAATTGACTCAATAAAAGAGCAACTCGAAGTTGAGCGGACTGAGTACTATGATAAACGGAAGGATTTAATCGAGAATTCTAATCTGAATGCTGCGGATAAGGGCGCTGCTCTTGTTGAATTAGAAAAGCAGTATGCACAGGAAAAACTTGACGCAGAACAAAAACTTCATGATGCCCGGGTAAAGCTTCAGGACTCCAGGTATGAGATGGAGGAGATTAATATAACAGATAATTTAGATCAGATAAAGACGGCTTACGATGATTTGTCACAAGCTATTGGTGATATATTTGACTCGCTGACCGATCGTCGGGTGGCAAATATAGACCGTGAACAGCGTGCCCTGGAGGATCAGGTTAAAAGTGATTTGGAATTAGCTGGGGATAATGAGAATGCAAAAAAGAGGATAGAGGATCGTGCGGAGGAACGAAGAAAGCAACTTGAAAAGTCTCGTATTGAAGCGGCGAGAAAGCAGGCAAAGTTTGAAAAAGCTCAGGCTATAATATCTGCCGGTATTCAGGGTGGATTGGTAATTCTGAATGCATTAAAAACCGAGCCATTTATTCCTGCTGGTTTGGCCGCTGCTGTACTCGCCGGTGTGCTCACAGCCGCTCAGATTACAGCCATCGCAGCCAAGCCACTTCCTTCTTACGAGCATGGGACAGAGTTTCACCCAGGGGGTCCGGCAAGAGTGTCAGAGAGTGGATTTGAGGGGGTAGTTCATCAAGGAAGGTTATTCTACACACCGCAGGAGGAAACGGTTGTAGACCTACCGAGGGCATCTAAGGTAATTCCTCATGATGATATGATGAAAAGATTGGCCATGGATGGTTTTGCGCACTCAATGTTAGGTGAGTCAAAATCATACGAATATGAAATGCTCACCGAGTTGCAAGGGATAAATAAAAACATTTCTAAACCACGTCCCGCGGAAAGTATTATCTCAAATGGACATCGGTTGTATCGTGTAATTCAAAAGGGTGATACTTACAAGAACATCATCAGGCAATTCAATATGGGTAAATGGGTATGAGTGATGGAGCAATTTAGATTCACAATTACTCATGAGATTGAGGGGTCGGTTGTAATGTCAGATCCAGGTCGGTGGGATACTGCGGCATTGGGATTCGAGAGGCATTCAACATTTTATTCACTAGTTGAGTATTATAAATCACAATTCACTTCGTATGGATCAAATGGTTCCCAGGACGGTAGAAGGGATTGGATAA